TTTACTGGTAACGGTAGCACTCAGACAGTTAACAACGCAAGTCAAGGCACTCTCGGATTTAAACCAGACTTTGTTTGGATTAAACAAAGAGACGCAGCAACCTATAGCCACAACTTATATGACTCCAATAGGGGCGTTAACAAGGCGTTGTTCTCAGAAGCAACAACAACAGAAACAACATATACAGATAGATTGTTGTCATTTGATACAACTGGTTTTGGTCTTGGAGCTGGTGCTGGAACAAACTCAAATGGATCTGCACGGGTTGGGTGGAACTGGGTAGCTGGTCAAGGTGTTAATAATACAAACACAAATGGATCTATCACATCAACAGTCAGCGCCAATACAACAACAGGATTTAGTATTGTTACCTACACTGGAACAGGCGCTGCAGCAACAATTGGTCACGGTCTAAGTACAGCGCCACAGTTTATTGTTTGTAAATCTCGAACCACAACAGGAAACTGGGTTGTATATCATGTATCCACAGGCGCTGGTTACGCAGCTTTTCTGGATTTGCCGGACGCCTTCGGAACCACAACTGCAGCATGGAACAGCACAGCTCCGACATCATCTGTTTTTTCAGTTGCAGGAAGTGCAAACTCAAATCCAAGCGGAGCTTCTATAGTTGCTTACTGCTGGGCGCCCGTTGCTGGTTTTTCACAGTTTGGCAGCTACACAGCAAACGCTGACGCAAATGGTCCTTTTATATACACTGGATTTAGACCAGCTTATGTTATGTTTAAGAAAACCAATTCAACAAGCAACTGGATGATCCTTGACAACACTAGAAATACATATAACGTCGAAAATACATTTTTGCTTGCTAACTTAATAGATGCCGAATCAACAACAGTAGCAAGATGCGACTTCTTATCCAACGGAATTAAAATAAGAGCTCCTTCTGGCTATACTCCAAATGAAACTGCAGGCGATACTTATTTATATATAGCCTTTGCCGAAAACCCTTTTAAATACGCTAACGCACGATAGGAAACACAATGTCGCACTTCGCTAAAGTCGAAAACAACCTCGTAACCCAAGTCATCGTCGCTGAGCCTGACTTCATTGCCACTGGCGCCCTTGGTGACCCAGCAGCTTGGATTCAGACCAGCTACAACACCATCGCCAACAGCCACCCTAACGGCACACCACTGCGTGGTAACTACGCTGGCGTTGGCTACACCTACGACCCAGTAAACGATGTCTTCGTGGCACCGCAGCCATCTGCTGACCACATTCTGGACGCAGACACATGGACTTGGTGGAACCCAACCGACCCAGAGGCAGTAAAGCCAGTCAGGGTAATTGTAGAGGCTCCAGTAGTAGAAGTTCCAGCCGAAGTTATTGTGGATGTGCCAGCAGAAACCATCATTGACGTGCCGGTAGTTGAAGAGACACCAGTGGTTGAAGAGACACCAGTTGTTGAAGAGACACCTAATAAAGTAGCATAATGAACTTACAAGACATCTTTAACGTACTCATACCAATTATCTGCGGAGTCTTAGGTTGGTTTTGCAGAGAGCTCTGGACTGCGGTTCAGGGGCTTAAAGAAGACGTAGCCAAACTGCGCGAGGACCTGCCAACAAAATACGTGTCAAAGGAAGACTTCAACGACCGCTGGATGGAAGTGCTCAAGTCACTGCACCGGTTAGAAGACAAGTTAGACCGCGTAGTTGAACTAGAAAACAGAAAATGAGACGCCGTACTCGGGGCATGATGCACAGTCGCACCATGTGGTTCTCATTAGCCTTGGTGATACTAGGTGTTGTCTATGATAATTTTAGTTACGTTAGCAACCTTATTGATCCTCGTTTGTATGGGATACTTCTTATTCTTATTGGTGTTGCTGTTGGTGTGCTTCGATTTGTAACAACCACTTCACTGGACGACAGATGAACAAACTCTTATACTGGCTGGTCTTAGTACCGGTTAACCTTGTTGGTACCATACTAACCTTCCCATTAGCCTTTATTATTGGTATCATGTACTCCAACCAAATTGGCTGGTGTAATAACGCCACTGTTTGGGAGTCTGGCCCGCGCCTGTTCTCATTCCTATCATGGTTTCAGACGCCGGATAACAGCCTAGATGGCGACCAAACTTTCCGAGCAGCACACAACCCTTGCTGGTGGTCTAAGGTTCAGTGGCTTTGGCGTAACCCATTCTACGGCTTTGCTGTCAAGTTTATTAACGGCTCGTCTGGCATGACCTACCAAGGCGACATTAACTGCAACGAGCAGAATGAAGGCACTATCCGTGTTCAGGGTCAAGGTCTGTGGCAGTACAACTCATACCACCGTGTCTTTAGCAAGATGATGATCCTCAACTTTGGACACAACATCCGCGCTTTAGTTGACCCAGCGTTCATTACACCAGACCAGTGGCATGACAACACAGCATTAATTAAAAACTTCCCAGCGACCTTTGCGTTCACCATTAGGTTCGTTTAATGTTTGGACTAACAATACCGATTCAGTTTTATATCTACGCTGCCCTAGCTTTGGCGGCTATTAGTGGTGTTGGCTACGGTAAGTATCAGTCTGTCAAGTATGATGCCTATGTGGCCACAGTGGAATCACAGGCCAAAGAACAGGAAATGGTTAACCACTACAAGGCCAAAGAAGCAGCCCAAGTTAATGAAAAGGTAAAAAATGATTACGAAAATCGTATTGCTCTTATCAAGCGTACTTATGGTGGGATGCGCCTCCCCGGTTCCGACCAAACAGGCACAGTTTCCAAATCCACCCCAAGCCTTGATGGCACCCCCGCCGACCCTCAATTTATTGAAAAATGTGCAATGACCACGCAGCAACTCGTTAGCCTACAAAGCTGGCTTAACGAGCAAATTGGCATATTTAACGCCAAGTAATGAATAAGTTTGTAGCCGTTGTACTGTGGTTGTTGGGTATCTTTGCGGTTATTCACTTGACCAACAACTTCACGCACATCGAAGAAAACATCATGGCAATTACAAAATCCACCCTATCTTACATTACCGAAGAAGAGGGTAAGCGCAACAGGGCATACAAGGACTCTAAGGGGCTTTGGACTATTGGCGTTGGCCACCTCATTAAACCGGACGAGCAGCACCTTCTCACAGCCACACTAACAGACCAAGAAGTAGAAGAGCTCCTTAGAAGCGATTTAAAGTGGTGTAGCGAGGCCGTAGAGAGTGCGGTAAGGGTACCCCTTCAACAAGCTCAGTTTGACGCCCTGTACAGCCTCTGCTTCAATATTGGAGGCACAGCTTTCAAAAAGTCCACTGTAGTACGTAAGCTCAATGCAAATGACTACTATGGCGCAGCAGATGCGATTCTGATGTGGAACAAGCCGCCCGAATTAGTAAAGCGCCGCAAACGCGAGCGTGAGTTGTTTTTAAGCGTAATCTAAGGGCGTTTTAGCCCTTTTATTTGTATTATTATATATAGGACTGATCATCCTTTTAATCCCATTTAAACTATAGGAAACACCATGGAAGACTTTAAATCAAACACTAAGATGCAATGCTTTAAAGAAGGCGGTTCAGTAAAGTATGAATCCCGCAAAGAGCATAAAGAAGAGATGAAGTCTGACACGGCTCAAGATAAAGCTATTGTTAAAAAAGCATTTAGCATGCACGATAAGCAAGAGCACAAGGGTGAAAAAACTGATCTATCCAAATTAAACAAAGGTGGTCGCGCTAAAAAAGCTGCAGGCACAGTAAAGAAATTTGACAAAGCAAGCGGCGAATATGGCGCTAAAAAAACTGATGGTGACATCAAGAGAATTAAAGACGCTAAGAACTTCAAGCCTAAAAAAATGCAAATGGGAGGTTTGTCTGGTATGACTGGTCCAGCCCCCGCAGGACCTTCAGCAAACGCGCAATCTGGTGCAATGGGTGGTGTTGACGAAAAATTAAAAATGCTAGAAAAAAAACGCCAAATGGAAAAAATGAAGCGTGCCAGTTTGCTTGACCCAGCACAGCAAGGTGAATTGATCTCGCAAGATCCAAGAGCCGCTGGTTTGACAGGTAACCTTGGATACAAAAAGGGCGGAAAGGCCTGCAAGTAATGCCAATTAAATCTAAAGCTCAACAGGGTGCTATGTACGCTGCGGCTGCAGGTAAGAGCACACTTGGAATTCCTAAAAAGGTTGGCAAAGAGTTTGTAAAAGCTGGCCCAGCTTCTAACAATCTACCTAACAAAGTACAAAAGCGAGCCGCTGGCCGCGGGAGATAACCTTGGCCTACTCTGGAACATATAACCAAACAAAGATCAACGTAGACCAGTTGATCTCTTACGCATTTCGTGATGCCGGTAAACAGGCGGAAGAAATTACGCCTGAGTACATTGACGCTGGTAAGCAAGCACTATTCTATGTACTACAAAACTCAGTAAACAGGGGCATTAATATCTGGTTACAAGAGGTTGTAGTACTTGGTGCGCAGACAAACCAACAAGTACTTCCTATGCCAGCAAACACAGTAGATGTGTTAGAAGCAAACTGGATTTACATTGTTAACCCAACGTTTTCCGACACTCTGCCAGTAAGTAACGCAACAGTTCCACCAATGTTTGATCAAACTGCAAATGCTGATCTAAACCAATATGGAACCAGCACATTACTTGCTAACTACTTTGGCGCTGCTTATTCTCAAGCTACAAGACTATACTATGTCGGCTTTAATGCCTATGCTCCTCTTGGCAGTATCACCTATGATATTGATTTTCAAGTAAGTGAAGACGGCATAACTTGGACTACTTGGGAATCATTCCCAACAGTTACATTAGCTGATCGCCAATGGCAATATTATGGTATTAATACCACTCAGGCGTTTAACTACTATCGCCTAAACAACCGCACTGTTGGCTCTACTATGTCAATGCGTGCAATTCAGTTTGCTCAATCACAACAAGTAATTCCAATGGCACGCCTTAATCGTACCGATTACTTCTCTTTGCCTAATAAGCAATTCCCAAGCCAACGTTCACTACAGTACTGGTTTAATCGTCAGATCGACCCAGAGATGTATCTATGGCCAGTACCAAACAATAACTTCCAAGCATTCTCTATGATTTTGGAATGCCAGCCACAAGATGTTGGATCATTAACTAATGAGCTGTACATGCCCGATCGTGCTATTGCTTATTTCCAAGCAGCATTATCACACAAGTTAGCAATGCAATTACCCGCTGTTGACATGGCGCGTGTTCAGTATTTGGAAAAAATGGCATTAGATTTACGCACCCAATTTGAAGAGGAAGACCGTGATAAGTCTCCTATTTACTTCCAACCTAACATAAGTTACTACACACGATGAGCGTAATAATGAGCTACGATTCACTGGTGCTTAACGTGCAACAGTATATGGAACGTAACGACCCCGATTTTATTGCCCAGATTCCTAACCTTATTGCGTTAGCTGAATCCAATATTGCTGCTGAATTAAAGACTTTTTTGCAACTGATTGTTGTTGAAACATCTTTAGCACAAAATCAAACAGTACTTAATAAACCAGCTCGTTGGCGTAAAACTGTGTCAATGAAGACTAACGGAGTTCCTGTATTGCTTCGTAGCCAAGACTACATAGCTCAGTATTTATCTGAATCAGATCCTAGTTTGCCAAAATACTATGCTGATTATGACTACAATAACTGGAATTTTGCGCCAGTTCCAGATCAAGCATATCCAGTTGAAATTATTTACTACGCTGAAATTCAACCTTTGGATGAAAGCAACCAACAAAATCTGTGGACAGCTATTGCCCCTCAAGCAATGTTGTATGGCACTTTACTACAGGCACAAGGCTATTTAAAGGCGTTGGACAAACTGCCAGTATGGAAAAGCTACTACACAGACGCAATTGCTGCGCTCAAGAAAGAAGACAACTCTCGTCGTATTGACCGCAATACTACAGTTCAGGAACCTTAATAAATGCCAACCCCAGTCTACACATCGCCCTTTACAGGTACTGTTGTCACCCCAACAGACGTATCTTACTACGCGCTTTCTTTTAGCTCAAATCAAACTCTCTATTGGCCTTCAACTGTAAATGGACAACAAGTACCTGCTGCTCGTATTATCGACTGCGTCGCTTCTGCTAGTGGTTTATCTATTGCTTTGCCAGCTGGGAATCAAGGTACCGTGGGCGCGGACATTCTCTTCCGCAACCTTGGTGCACAATCTTTCTTGGTTACTAATGTTAACGGCGGCGCTTCTTTTACTGTTCCTGTAGGCATCTCTAAATATGTTTACTTATCAGACAACACTACTGAAGCCGGTGTTTGGCAGAACGTAACGTTTGCTGCTGGTACTTCTGTAGCTGATGCAGCAACATTGCAAGGCGCTGGTTTAACTACTGTAAATGGTCAGTTAGCAACCACAGAAAACATTGTTAATGTAACAACATCTCCCGTTATTAACGATGCCAGTCGCGCAGCAACATTTGTTTGGGGTGGTGGTGTTGGTACATTTACACTACCAAATACATTTGATCTGTCTACTGGTTGGTATATTGGCTTTAGAAACGCAGGCACTGGTACACTAACAGTTGCACCAAATTCCCCAGCGTTAATTAATGGCTCTGGCAACATACTCGTTAACCCGGGTGACTCTGGTTTTATTTTCTATGATGTATCCACCCTAGGATTTATTACTGTTGGTTTAACAGCGCCAGCCACTTCTGCGTTTACAGCAGAGACATTTGACGTTGATGCTGTTGTTGGTAATACATTAAGCCTTGTATCTTACGCAGCAATTATTCAAACATACATTGCCCAGTCTGGTACCCGAACACAAACTTTAGCTGTTACATTACCGGCTATTACTCAGATTTATGTGCTGGTTAACAACACTGGCGAGACTGGATATGACATCACATTCCAGATCACTGGAAGTGCACAACCACCGTTAACATTATCCACTGGCGGTGTTGCTACTGTTTTAAGTGATGGTCAAAACCTTTACTCGCTAACACAAAGCTCATCTGGCTTGTTTTTTGCCGCTGATGGCTCTGCTGCGTCACCATCGTTTTCATTTAATAATGATACACAAACTGGTTTATATTTAGCTGGTAGCGGTATTCTTGGCATCACAGCTAATGGTAACGAACTGATTGACGTAGACGGTTCAAACTTATTACAACCTTTAGTAACAGTTAACGCAACTCTTAATGCGCAACTGATTAGTGGCGGAACGTTCTAATGGCAGCTGACAATATCGGTCAGGACACCACGCAATATACTCAGATTTTCTCCTTAGTAGTAAGACCGGGGATTAAGCGTGATGGTACTGTGTTCCAAGCAGAAGAATACACCGATGGTGTATGGTGCCGCTTTCAACGTGGTGACCCTAAAAAGATGGGCGGTTATCGCTCTATTTTTAATAGCTTAACTGGTATCTACCGCGGCATGATTGCCCAACCAGCTGGTGGTGTAAACTACATCTTTGCTGGTAATGCTTACGGTATTGATGTATTTACCACAGGCTTAACGTACAGCCAAGGCTCTGGCCCCTTTACTGCGACTATTCTTCCCGGCACAGTTAAAGTACCACTAGTATCTTACTCGTCCCCCAATCTGGTTATTGAAGGTAATGTCACTACAGTATTTACAGCTGGCACAAAAGTAATCTTAGATCAGACAACTACAGCAACACAATATACAGTCTCATCTTCTTCGTTTGCCACTCCAAACACCACAGTTATTCTTACAGCAGCGTTTACTGAGACACCAACAGACGTTTGGTTAGTAGATGACGCAGTGTTTACACCAGATCCTGTAGGTGGCCCTTATCGTAACCTATGGCAATTTGATGCACAGTACAGTCCATTGGGTAATGTATTATATGTTTTAGCCCATCCGGGTTTAAACCTTGCCAACATTGACAACGGTGAAAAAACACAAGTGCTATTAGGTAACATTTTACCAGATAGCAATAATAGCTGGTCCTTTACCGGCTTATCAGATAGCTCTGGTCAAAACCCAACTTACCAACCAATTTCAGTAGACGGTGGTGTGTGTTCGTTGTACCCATTTATTTTTGTGTATGGCTCAAATGGTTACATTGCCAACAACAACGTAGACTTAGCAGCTTATGGTTCTCAAGATTTTTTTGATTGGAATGGTGCACTAGCTAACCAAACTAACGCAGCTGCCTCTAAGATAGTTAAAGGCATGACAATGCGGGGTGGTACTAACTCACCGTCTGGTTTGTTCTGGGCCACTGACTCACTTATTCGTGTTTCCTTTACCGGCGCAGCGCCGTTATACTGGAGATACGATATTGTTTCCAGCCAAATCTCAATCATGTCTTCTTCTTCCGTAGTGGAGATAGAAGGTGTGTTTTTCTGGATGGGTGTTGACCGTTTCTATCAGTACAATGGTCAAGTTTCAGTACTGCCAAACGATAAGAACGTAAACTGGTTGTTTAATAATATCAATTTTGAACAGCGTCAAAAAGTTTGGGCAACTAAAGTACCTCGTTACAATGAGATTTGGTTCTTTTATCCCCGTGGCACTAATACAGAGTGCTCCGATGCCATTATCTATAATACTAAAGATAAACTCTGGTACGATGCTGGCCAAGCTGAAGGTACTCGCAGATCATGTGGCTATACTACAGAGATTTTTCCAACACCAATTTGGGCAAGTTGGGAATATGATCCACTGTTTCATACGCCGCAGTTTGTTATTGCAGCACCGGCTTCTCAACCACCTCCCG